ACTGCGGCTTCAAGGATGCCACCGTGCTGCATTTTACACGCGACCGATACAACCGGCGTGTCTATGCCACCAAGGGCCGCGCGGGCGAGTCGCCGATCTGGCCGCGCAAGCCGAGCCGAAAGAACCAAACGCCATTTTTCATGATCGGTGTGGATGCGGCGAAGACGGCGATCTACGACCGGCTGAAGCTCCGGGACGTAGGGGCTGGCTATTGCCACTTCCCGATCGGGCGGGACCTCGAGTACTTCGAGCAGTTGACCGCCGAGAGAAAGTTCACACGGTACCACAACGGGTTTCCGAAACAGGAATGGCGGAAGCCGGCCAACGCCCGCAACGAAGGGTTGGACACCCGGGTCCTCGCGTACGCGGCGCTGCACGCGCTGTACGCGAGCGGCTTGAAACTCCCGGTGCATTGTGACCGCTTCGCGCGGATGGTGCAGGCGCTGCGAGGGGAGACGCCCACAATTCCGGCCGCGACGAAGCCGGCCAACACCGCGCAGCCCGCGCCGCCTCTGGTCGAGCGCGGGGAAGACCCATGGATACCGCGCCGCAGCTGGTTCGGGCGAAACTGATATGGCCCTGACGATTCAGCAGTTGCAAGCCAACCTGGACGCGGTCACCCAGGCCATCGGAGGCCCCACGCTCAAAGTCCGCTTCCCGGATGGGCGCGAGGTAACTTACCGCTCGACGGACGAGCTACTGAAGGCGAAGGCCGCCATCGAAGAGGATATCCGCAAGACCAGCGGGCAAACCGGGAGCCGCGTCCGGTTCGCGCAGCATCAGCGCGGCGATGGTCCCACGGGCCCGACTCTGGACGACCGCTGGTAACGGAATGAATCTTCTCGATAAGGCCATCAGCATCGTGGCGCCGCGCGTTGCTCTGCAGCGTGTGCGCAGTCGCGTGGCACTCGAATTGACCACGGGCTATCTGGAGCGGCACGCGCAGCGGTTCCGGTACGAAGGCGCTACCGCTGGCCGCCGCGCACACGGATGGTACGCAGCCTCGACGGACGCCAACGTCGAGCTGATGGGGTCGCTCATCTGGCTCCGCAACCGCAGCCGCGATCTCATCCGCAACAATCCCTATGCGGCGCGCGCGGTAGAGGAACTGGCCGGGAATGTGGTCGGGACCGGGATCGTGCCAAAGGCCAAGACCGGCAACACGGGCATCGACAAGATCATCGATGCCGAGTGGCCGTTCTTCGCCGACGGCTGCGACACGCCGCAGCGCCTCGATTTCTATGGCATGCAGACGCTGACCGTCCGCACCATGGCGGAATCTGGGGAAGCGATTGTCCGTTTCCGGCCGCGACCCGCGGACGCCGGTCTGCGTATTCCGCTTCAGCTGCAAATGCTCGAAGCCGATTTCCTCGATCAGGCCCGCACGATGGGGCTGGTCAACGGCCATGTGATGGAGGGCGTGCAGTTCGACGAGATGGGGCGTCGTGTCGCCTATTGGTTGTTCAGTTACCATCCCGGTGGCGTGCTGATCCTCAACCCGCGCGGCGGCATTGTGAGCCAGCCGGTGCCGGCCGATCAGATCATGCACGTTTACCGCGTGCTCCGGCCTGGCCAGGTTCGCGGCGTGCCGTGGCTCGCGCCGGTGATGATGGCGCTCCGGGATCTCGACGATTACTGCGACGCGGAGCGGGTCCGCAAGAAGGTGGAAGCCTGTGTTACTGCGTTCGTTCAGCAACCGGAGGGCGTCGATGGCGATCCACTCGGCATCGCGGGAACCGATCCATCGAGCGGGCTTCCGGTCGAGAGTTTTCAGCCCGGCATGGTCGAGTATCTGAAGCCGGGCCAGGACATCAAGTTCAACAATCCGCCACCGGCGGGCGGGTACCGCGAATACAAGATGACCGAGTTGCAAGGGATCATGGCCGGCATCGGCCTGCCTTACGAACTCGGCACCGGCGATATGTCGCAGGTGAATTACTCCTCCTGGCGCGGCGGCATGCTGGGCTTCCGCAACACGGTAGAGGCCTTTCGTTGGCTCACCCTGATCCCGCTATTCGCGATGCCTGTGTGGCGGCGGTTCATCGACACGCTGATTCTGCAGGGCAAGATTCCAAAATCCGCCGCGAACGATCCGCAGATCGCATTGCGCAGTGTGCAGTGGACCGCTCCGCGATTCGAATCGGTGGATCCGGTGAAGGACGCGGAGGGGGTATTGAAAGATGTCCGCATGGGCCGCAAGACGTGGTTCGAGGCGGTGCTGGAAAACGGTTACGACCCTCCCACTCAGCTTGCGCAGATTGCACTGTTTAACAAGCTGGTGGACAAATTCGAAATCATCCTGGACTCGGACCCGCGCAACACGACGCTCCGCGGCCAGGAGCAGCCGGCCGCAACGGAGGAGCGCACCCCGAGCAGCAAAGCGGCTCCCACCAAGTCCAAAGGCCAGCGTTTCACGACGCTCTCGGAAGAGGACCTGGGCATGGTCAAAGATCTACTCGTCGCCGGCATGTCGCGCGCCGGCAGCGGTTTCGAATCGGCCCCACGGCTCTACCGCAGCTAAAGACTCAACCACAAGGAAGGACGTTTATGAAAGGGAACCCACAGGTAATCGCTGGGCTTCAGGAGGCCGCCAACATTGAGGGCTCCATGATGCTTCAGTATCTTCTCGACCAGCGCGACGTGAAGCGCCTGGGCCTGGATCTGGCCGACGGCCTCAAGCAGCTCAAGGAGCAGTGCGAGGACCACATGAAGTGCCTGGTGAGCCGCGTCCTGTTCCTCGAGGGCGCGCCGACGATTGAACTGAAGCCCGCCGCGACCCACGATAGCGTCACCGAGATTCTGAACGATGCCTTTGCCGCCGAGCAGGCTGCCATCGCGCGGTTCACCGATCTCTGCAAACAGTGCTACGACGCCGGCGACATGTCGAACTTCCATTTCTACCAGCACTTGGTGAAGTGGCATCGCGAGGGCGACGACAAGTTCAAGGGCCACGTCGCGTGGCTGCAGAAGCAACTCTACCAGTTGAAGAAGCTGGGTGAAAACGACTACATCGCCGTCAGCGCGGTGAAGGATTAGGAGGCACGATGCCGCTTCTACGAACCGAAGTATCCCCAGCGGGTACCGACGCGCCGCCGCCCGCGCAGCATGACGCCGAGATCTTCTCCGCCGATGCGCAAATGCTGCCGAGCACCGCTAACGCCAAGGACGGCACCATCGATGTGGTCTGGTACAGCGGGGCCGCTGTCCCGAGGGTTGACCGCGCGACCGGCGAACCCTACATGCTCCAGCTCGACATGCAGGGTTGCCGCTTCGACCGCCTGAACAACGGCGCGCCAGTCTTCGATACGCATTTCACCGGCGACGATTTCAAGTCCCTCATGGCGGGCAAGGTCGGCACGCGGGCCCAGTTGGGCGTTGTGCGCCGCGCGTGGCCCAATGGCGATAAGGGCATGGCCACGCTGCAGTTCGATCTGGGCGACCCGGATGGCGCCGAGATGTTCCGCAAGGCCAGCGCCGGCATCCTGCAAAACCTCAGCTTCGGAACCTTCGTGTACAAACGCGAGAAGGTGGACGGGCAGACCGAGGGGATGCCGGAGGGCAAACCGCCCTACCTGAACGACAAGGAAATCGGCATGTTCAAAGCCACCGACTGGGAGCCGTTCGAGATTTCGCCCTGCACGGTGCCGGCCGATTTCAACACGTGCTTTCTGAGCGCACCACCGAACGATTCAGTACGGGCAATCAGCCCACAAAAGGAGAAACCTGCAATGGAACAGACGACCACGCAGGACACGGGCGCGGATGCCCGTACTGTGAACGATCAGGCCCTGGCCGCCGCGCGTGAAGAGGCGGTACAGGCCGAACGGGAGCGCGTCAGCGAAATCCAAACGCTGGGCGCGACCGCAACCAAATATGGGATCGATGAGACCGTCATCAGCGAGTTCATCGCCAAGGGCGTGCCCGTCGATCAGGCACGGAAGGAGCTGTTTGCCCACCTCGCGACCAAGGGCCAGCAGGGAGTCCCGCCACGCGCGGGCGCAGACGGCCCGGCATTCCCGATTCGCGGGGAGGGAGGCACTTCGGTAACCCGCGACGGCATGGAGCAGCGCCTTGCCTGCATGCAGATGGCTCTGCTGCTGCGCGCGGATGGCCGCTTCTTCCTGGCGCGGCACCGGGACCACAACGGCAACGAAACCGGCGAATACCTCGATGGCTACGGTCCCGAGCAGCAGCGCCGCGCCGTCGAGATGGCCCGCGAGTACCGCAATTTCAAGCTCATCGACATGGCGAAGGAAGCACTGGAACTGCGCGGCACCAACCCGCGCGGAATGGATGTGACGCGGATTGCGGAGTTGGCGCTTCAGGGATCCTCGCGGGGACGGGAGTTCTTCGCGGGCGGCGCCGAATCGACCGCGGACTTCCCGGCGATCCTGGCCAACGTCGCCAACAAGACTTTGCGCCAGGGATATGAAGCCTATCCCCGCACCTTCCAGCCGTTCTGCCGGCAGGTGACCGCGCAGGACTTCAAGCCCATCAACCGTGTGATGCTCGCCGACGCGCCCGTCTTGCAGGCGCTGAATGAAAAAGGCGAGTACCACCGCGCCAATCTGACCGACAACAACATCAACTACGCGTTGGGGACCTATGGCGAGATCGTGGCGCTGACTCGCAAGGTGATCATCAACGACGATCTCCAGGCGTTCACCCGC